GGCGAGACCCTGAGTACCACTTCCGTTATAAGCAGCATGAGCGGCTACAGCTCCAGACATATTGTATTTATTTAAATATATAAAAGAAAATAATTTTAAATTTAATACGTAATAAAATTAAAAACACACATTTTATTTATTTAACTGAAACTGGTTGAACCTGATACAATAGACTGCACCTGGGTTCCACAAACTGTTACTGAAATGTATGCATTTTGTGAAATTTTATTACTGTTCAAAGCATTTTCAATAGGATGATTATCAGTTGGATCATCTGTTAAGAAAATGTCTTTTTTAATTTTGAGACACAATTTCTTATTGTGTATCTTTGAAAAGTCAATACCAGATGTATCAAATGCTTTTTCAGCTATTTTAATGATGTAAAAATCGTTTGTATTTACTTGTTTAAGTCCAAAATTTTCGTTGTTATCCATAAGTAACATACTCGATTTAATAAAACCAGTTCGGTCACTACCGAGAATCAATTCTGCGGATTCTATAAAATCTGAAAAGTATCCAAATGTATCGTAAACTATACTACTCGTTGTATGATTTTTAATTTCTGTAATGTCACTAAATCCATTGGTAATGTACGCGGGTAAATCGTGACTGTATCCAAGATCCGAACTTGTACCCGAAGATTTACTTATAATTCTACTAGAAATGTGAGGAAGTCTTAGAGAAAATAATATGTGACTTACGTTTATATTAATGTCATCTAGGTTCACAACCGCTTCAAAAAGATCTCCGGATACATTTGCTACATCCGTTATTTTATTAATGGCTTGTTGAGCAAAATGAGATGTGTGTACAACGTGTGTAATCAAATTTTTAGATATGTAATTTTTTTCGGTTTCGGTTATTGAATGATTTACGGTTTTAATAAAAGATTTAAAATAATTTGAATCTAGATAATTCGCTGAATTTGTACCACCTGATAAAATTTGAACAGATCTTTGTGATAATGAAGGGTTTAAATCATTATAATGAACTTTCAATTTAAGATTATTAGTTAATGCCCCTTGACGTATCAAAGCATTCTTCATATCTAAACTTCTTCCGATAAACGGAATAGAACAAGATGCTTGAATATAAACTACATCACCAGATTTACATTCTCTGTGATAAACATTGTCAAGTTTGTCTTCTAGATGAAAATTAGGTCCGGAAATATTACTTCCTTTACCGAGTTCCGTTAAATTCCGAATGTATATGTCATCGGAAGTTAGAGTCTGAATAGTAAAATGTCCGAAATAAATTTCAATTTTGTGTATCAATGCTAGAATTATATCATTTGAAACAAATACAACAAAATCACCCGGAGTATCAGGGGCTTTAAATCTAAATTCTACACAAAATGAAATCTCTGACAAAGCACTTGAGTCCGCATTAATGCTAAACGTGTCATGATTAGAACTATTTGGAAAAGTCTTTAGACTTCCCGGTATAACTGTTTCACCTGCGCCGGATATGTACATTTTTTGACATTTAGAAAGTAAACTAGAACTTATGTTTTCACGAGATGTGTATTCGTTTGATCTACAAACAGACTGTGACCCCGTCGAATCAAAAGTTTTAATAGATACATTATCTATTCCCATAAAATGTTTAATATATCTATTGTATTTTTTTTAAAGATTTAAACAAAATTATAAGAAAGACATCGAGCCGCCAACTACAGATTGTACCTTTGTACCACACGCTGTAACAGTGATTATACCACTTTGTTGGTAATCATTGCTATTTAGAGAATTATCTGTATACAATTGTGAAAAAATGTTATCATATAAATTAATAATCAATTTTTTGTTATTAATCTTCGAAAATGCTACGCCGGAGGTGTCAAATGCCTTTTCAGCCAATGTTATCATGTAGAAAGCTTTATGATTACCTGCGTACTTAAGATCAAAATTTTCACATGTGTCTAGTTGCGCCGAGCTTCCCTTAATAAACCCAGTTCTATCGCTACCAAGTACAAGTTCCATAGAATCTATGGGATTACGGAGATAACCAAAAAGATCTCCGGTAAGTTTAGATGTTCTAGGATCAATTGTACTAAAAGGTGTGGATACACCATTCACAGAATTCGTTATACGTGAAACGATAGTCGAACTCATTGGTAAATCATTAAAATTTTTATTGCCAGCAAACCTTTTGTTGTGTACATGTGGTAAACGTACCGCTATTAATAGATGAGAAACATTATGCGATACATTTTCAAGATCTACTTCAATCTGTGTAGTATTATCCGTAAAACGGGGAACATTTACATTTATAGGAATAGTCTTAGTGACACTTGATGAAGTGTTTAATACCTTGTGAATTATATTCTTATGTATAAATTTTTTCTCAGTATCTGAGATTATATGGGTTCTAACTTTAAGATGACTCTTGAAATATCCAAGGTCTAAATAGTCATGATTAGTTCCTCCATCTGTAAAACCAAACGGTGATACATATCGTCCGCCCGTAATAACCTGATAAGAAGAACCGCCGGCGGATGTTAAATTTCTATATAACTCGTTGTAATGAACCTTTACAGTTACAGCATTAGTCAAGGCTCCGGCTTGTAAAAGTGCTCGCGACATATCTTTATTTCTTCCCATGAAAGGCAATGAACAAGACGCTTGAATTACATGGACATCTGTGTGCTGGTTCGGGTCCGAGTCGAGTAGATTAGTCCAGTGTCCGGTAAGTTCTAAAAGTTCGGTACCACCACCTTCAGAATTGGGTAGTTGCCCAATGGTGCTGTTAAAGTTGTAAGGAACCCCAAGTTCGGTTAAATTTCTGATGAAGATGTCATCTGCCGTTAGTGTTTGGACTGTTAAGCTACCTAATTTAATCTCTACCCGGTCTATAATAGACAATACAATGTCCTTTGTCACAGAAGCAATAAGTGTTTGAGTAATAGTACTTGTTGCAGGATTTTTAAATCTAAATTCAATATTGAATATCATATCAGAGATAGCGTCAGTATCAGAATTGACATAGAATGTATCTACAGAGTCTAATTTAGGAAATGTTCTTAAACTACCGGGTATAACAGTTTCTCCAGATCCTGAAATGTACAATTTTTGACATTTAGAAATAAAAGAAGACTTTACTTCCTCGTCTCCTTTGTATTCATTTGTTCTACACAAAGATTGTGAACCAGTTGAATCAAAAGTTTTAACGGCTACGTTACTAATACCCATTGTTTATTATATTTAATTTATTTTTTTTTTAAAATTAAATCGTAGATTGTAATTCGTTTTCATTTAGTTTTTAAAATAAATACAAAAATGTAAATAACAATGTCAAATTTTGAATGTTCTGTCGAGGATTTAATGTCGAATACGGAGGCCAATAATATACCAGATGTTGTACCCGATAATGTAAATTTAGAATTTAATAAATCAGAAGATAATGTATCTCCCGATACCGAAAAACCGCCAGGTGTAAATTTATCAGTATATCAAAGATTATACACTGATAAAAATATCAAAACTATTTTATTTATAACACTTGTTTATCTTGTATTGAATTCTGATCAAATGTACACATTTTTATCCAATAACGCTTCATTTTTATTGATAGAAGGTTCTCCAGGATTTCTCGGAAGAGCTGCTATCGGACTTATGTTAGGAATTACGCTTATAGTGTTTACTTCTTTCTTTTCGTTTTAGTTTTAGCCGGTCCGACCAGATCTTTTTTATTTGACAGATTGTCACTTATTTTGTCCATCATTAACGATACTAAACTCACGTCTTTTTCCGAAATTGTTTTATCTTGTTTTACACCCCATTTTAAAGAAGACATTAAATCATGGGTCAATGGGATTCGCTTGCTTTCAAATTTTTTACAGTTGATTACGTTTCCATTATCGTCAGGTTCTCCGTCATTCTCGGACATGCACATCTGACAAATTCCGGCGGGAGTTAGTTTAAAATAAATGTGATTATTTGTATGATACCCACATTTATTCTGACAATACTTAGATTTCGTATTTATGAGATATAAAGTATCGTACTTTTGAGATTTTAAAATGCCACGAATGTCTTCTACACGGTATCCGTTTACATGATTTTTAAAAAACCGTATAATACTATTCTTCTGAGAATTTTCATTTGATAACAATGTAAATTTTCCAGATTTTTCTGAATCAAAGGCTTCATCGGTTTCTTCGTATTCTGGTAGATTGTAAAATTTGGTAATGTCAGTTGTATCAGTTCTAATGCTAGTGTCTTGAATTACTTTCAACAAATTGCATTTGTAAATATTGTTGTGTGCTTCTGATAGTTTATTACCGATGTATGTTGTATAATAATTATAAACACGGTTCTCATAAGTGTATTTTCCATCCGAGTACGTACATTTATCAGAACCTACAAGTCTGAGACCATTTTTATCATACACACATTTGTCTATTATTTTATCCCAAGAATCGAAAAATGTTTCTGGTTTGCCGTAAATAGTATTCAGAGAAACAAGTATATTTTCTCTTATTCTAAGTGCTACATTTTTATCAACTGAGATGTCCGGCCAATTAAAGTGATATCCTTGTTTTATAAATGTATCTTCACCTTTTTTAATTTCTTTTGGATTGTCAGCTTTTGTTATAATACATTTTAAATCAGGAATGTTATACACATTACACATTACATTCTGTACGGATTCTGCGTAGGTATTTATGTCTATAACACTTGAAGAAAGAATATCAAAATCTATAAAAAATCTGAATACATCTGTTTTTTTCTCGACTATACAATTCTTAAAATTAATGTACTTAACGTATAACTCTTGAAACAAGATGTAATCGGTTGTAAGATCAAGTTTCCCACCGTCTAGCATATAATGTGTTACATTTCTACTACTAGCGTTCTTAACAATTTTACCAGTGGAGAATAACCAGATTCTCAGTGGATTTTTATCCATTTAAAATATTATACATTATATTTTTATATTTATTTATTAAGGTTTAAACTTAATTGTAATATCACAATTATTAGTATATATTCCTTTCACAGCACTTGGAGATAACACACAACGTTTTCCTTTTTTCTTAGCAGTTATGGTTGCCATCATATCATTATCTATAAGCTCTACATTAGATAATGCGTATTCCATTACTTTATTTTCTATAAACCATCTAAAAAAATTTAATTGACCTACGGTTGTGACGATATCTTTTTTTGAAACATTTTCTTCTATTGTATAAGTTCTCCATTTAAGTGTATATGGATCTATAATAAGTCTTTTTTGTCTACAAAATGGATCAAAAAATTTCTTCGAATATGCTTTTAATTGGTTTTTATAATCAATGTATATGTTAAAATAAATAGTATCAGACTTACATTTTAAAGGGTAAGTGATATTATATTTTTTTGAATAATTGGTTACTAACCAATCTAAGAGTCTTAAAGAGAGGGGTGTTTTTTGATCGATTATATCATTTAATAAATCTATTTTGTTTTTATAAAAATTTATTAAAAAGTTAATAAGGGTTATCTCTTTACCATTAAAAGACATTCACCGTATTGTAAATTTAATGTTGTTTATCTTTAAATAAATTTAAAGACAGTATTATATTTACATATAAGTATGACAACTGAGATAATTAACGAAAACTTCAAGAGGCAGATTATTTTTCTATTAAATAATCATTGGACTGGAAAACACGACATGTATTTCCCACTTCAAAATGCTACAAATATAGAACGGAAACACATTTATAAACTTTTTAATTACAAATACATATTCTACACTAAAGATACTGTAAATACAAAAAGAGCGGTGCTTTTTCTATTCAAAAATTCTTGTGGAGAGAATAATGCCGTGATAGTTTTCAAAGATCTAAGTATATACCAGATACAACTATATACATTAGAGGAATACTTTGATGGTAGTATTTTTGAAATTTCTTACACAGACAAAATTATTACAGTTTACGATGCTTTTATGGTTTCAGGAAATAAAACAAATTATCAACCATTTGATGAACGCATTTCAGATGTAGAAATTATGACATCTAATTCAACTATTAAAGATTTCACAATTAAAATGTTGTCTTATTCTGAAGACATACATTGTTTTAAAAATTTGTCAGAGGACGAAGAACTTTTTATGCTACCAGCGAAACTTCCTATTTTAACTGGTGTTAATTTTTCATTTTTCAAATGGAAACCCGCGGAAAAAATAACGTTTTGCCTACAAACTCTAGAAGAAAATGAAAACGATTTAATTTTAATGTCGTCTAATTTCAAGAAACTTATCAAATTTGCTAAGATACATAGTGATTCTTCAGATGGAAATGAGTATATTAAATCTATTAAAAACCTTGAAAATTACAGTGATAATTGTATAATCGAAATTAACACTGAATTTCCCGAGGGAAAGATAACAATCAAAAGAGTAAACACGGATAAAATTTACCCAACGAGTATTAGGCTAATTGAAAAAGTTTTATTCATTAAACATGAAAATATCAAATTTGAAGAGTTGGGTATGTAAACTGAAAAATTTAAAGGATATAATATAAAAGCAATAAGCAATACATTAACGCATTTATCGAAATATGTGTTAATATATTACTTTATAATTATTTTTTTAGTGTTGTAAGACATTTAATGTCTAACGGCGGCAACGGCCCTTCTTGAGGCGCATACCCTTCTTGAGGCAGCGGCGGCGCTTGCGGGCGTACGCGCGGGCACGCTTGGCAGACTTGGTCATCTTAAGACGCGAACCCTTCTTGACACCGCGGCGACCGAAACGGGTACCACCCATGCGAGTCGACGACTTCTTGCGGAGAAGCTTGGGCGAAATGTAGACACGGTAGGTCTTACCGTTCTTGGTGCGCTTGTAGTAAAGACCACCGTTGCAACCCTTGTATACCTTACGCTTCTTGCCGCCGATCATAACGCGCGCCTTCGACGAAAGCTTGCGGACCTTGCGGCCCTTCTTGGCCTTGCGGCCCTTGCACTTCTTCTTCTTGCCAAAAAATAGTTCGAGCATTCCCATAATTAATATTTAATATATATCTGAGAAAAAAAAAATATTTTTAATTAATTTTTTTAAATTACAATTTTGATAAATTTAGAAATTACATTATCTTTTATTTCTTTTTCATTTAGAAATGTAATTAATTTTTCTTTATCACACATCTGTTTAGTAAATTCTTCTGGAAGCTCGTAATCAAATTCTTTGAATATTTTCCGGGAAATAATGTAATCAAAATTTTCACTTTTCTTATTGATCATTTTAAGAACTTCTTCAATACATTTGTGTTTTTTAATTAAATTGAAAGATGTAACGGGACCTATCTGCGGTATAGGTTCTGTATAATCACACCCCGAAAGTATACAAAAATCAACAAATGAATCCATGTCCATTTCAAATTTAGACAATATAATACTGGTGTCTATCTCGGTGATGTATCTTGATATACCAGTTTTTAAAATTTTATCACAACCGAATGTTGTAGCATCAGTATCATCCGTAACTGTATAGTCAACAAAACCATTTTTTTGTAAAAAAGCACAGTACTTTTCGGCATCTTCTGGAGCGGTACAGTAAGGTATTCCAGACAATTCAAGAAATTCTTTACACTCTTCGACGTCTTTTTTCTTTATAACAATAAGTTGAGATGTAATTTTTTCAATCTCGGTATTTATAAGTTTTTCTTCTTCATTATTATCAGGAATTCTCTCTCTTAACTGTTCAAGTCGAACATACATTCTTTCTTTATTTGCTTGCCTTTTAACTAACACATTTCTTTTAGCATCCGGAGGTGTACCATCAAATACAAACACCGGAAGAACTCCATTCATAAAGTAGTATTTAATTCTGTTTGCTATACCAATGATGTGTGAATTTGAAGTGCGAGAAGCATACTTAAATTTATATAATAGTATACTACAATCAACGGCTATTTTAGAACCTTTGTATAGATTTATTTCTTTTTCTGAAATAGCATCTGGAGCATATTTCTTAATAAGATTATTTAGTCCTCTGATTCCCATCTGGAATTTAAATTACATTATTATAAATTAAGTTTTTAAATTGAAATATTTTCTGTAAAATTAGATATCCCTTATAATCAAATCCGGAATACATTCAGTTTCGTCTTCTGAAGTATTGCGTAGATCTAACATTCTCTTAGGCGATCTTGGGGGTTTATATTTCGGATGCGTTTTGATGTCATTCTCACGATAATATTCAACTTCTTTCCAGAATTTTTCTAAAATAGGTAGATTTTCGTTTAGCCAATCGTAGTCAATTTTAACCCTAACAATATTCATGATATCAGGTGGTTTGTATTCTATGAAATCAGCATCTTCTAGATTGCAAATGAACATATTTAATTGAACTTGAGGATAGTAATAATCCGGAATATATCCAAATTTAATAGGTCTTTTGTAAGGACACTTTACTTCGAGTAAAATGGGTCTTCCATTTCCATCTTTAGACATTGAAACGCCGTCTGGTGATCCGGCAAGCCAATAATAATCGTTTTTATTATGAACATCTTCGTGGGCTAGAAGACCAAAATCATGGTTTTCTTGTCCTGTAAGTTTACAATACTTATCTATTGCTTCGTCTTCGTATTTTTGACCGTGTAGTGTTGCTACGTTACCAACAAAAGGTTTTGGATCGTGTCCACATTTTTTAAAAAGGACTTCATGGGGTTTTTGATAAGGATTTAACCCAAGAACTGTACCGGCATCTGAACTTGTTAATTTACCTTCTCTTTGCTTGAACCAAGCTTCTGAACGTTGTTCGTGTTGAGGTATAGACTTCAATTTATTTATTTTATCCATATTGTAATATATAATTTATAGCTTTAAATAAAATCTTTTAAGTTATTTCAACTTTTTAACAGTAACACTTACGGCATTTTTCTTTCTTAATTTTTTAGGATCTTCATCCGCTGTTTCGTTTGTTTTGTTTTTATCGTACTTTTTATTACAGTAGTCCCATAACTCTTTTGATCCTATTCTAAATTTTCTATTAGGTTTTGCTCGATACCAATAAACACAGTCTTGTATGTTATTACTTTTTGACGTGTTGTCTAATACAAGACAATCGTAACCCTCTGTACACGCATTTAAAACATCTTGAAAAACACTAAATTGTGGAAAAATGCCAAAAAAATTCTTATAAAGTTTTTCCTGGTTTTGAATTATGTTTTCTCTTAGAATGAAGACATAGTCTATATTTGCTCGAAGATCAGGTGGCAAATCCATACAATATTGCATAGTTAACATAAATGTAATTTTCCAGTGTCGTCCATTCATAAAAATACCCCGGATATTAGTGTCTCTAATCATACGTTTATCGTACATACAATCATCTAAAAGTAAAAAAACATCATTGTCTTTTTTAGGATCTTTTCCATTTATTGTCTTTTTCTGTCGTGTAATCACCTGCTGAATAACCTCAGGTTTATATTCGGAGTGTATAAGCAAGTCTGGTATAAAACTCGAATAGAAAGCGTTTCCATCCTCTGTGGCAGATATAGCTACACCCGCTTTAATTTTACGAAGATGATAAAGTATGTCAGCAACCAGTGTACTTTTTCCTGTTCCTCTCTTTCCTATAAATACGCAAGTAGCAGGTCCCGATCCTACTGTACGTCTTTCCTCTATTCTCTTGGGATTAAACTTTGCTAAGCTAATCGACATCTATAATTACTTAAAATTATTTTAATATTTGAATTAGTCCCAGAAATTTTCTTTTAATAATGCATCACTTTCAAGTGTAATGTACGAATAAAACACACTTGACAAAATTCCTAATGTAAATGAAATAAGTGTTTTAACCAATGTTCCGACAGTTTCTTCTTCTGAGTCTATGTAATTTATACTCGCAAATGAGATACCCATTATAAGTAAAATTATTAATATAATAGTCAGGTCAACAGTATAGAAGTCTAAAAATGCCATTTAAAATTTATATAATATATTAAATTAATTTATTCAACTTAAAAATAAAATGTATAAATGTATAAATGGGTGTAACTATCAAATTTAAATCTGTTCTTAATAATCTAATTAGTATGGATTTTGGAGACAAATTTGTATTTATTAAATTTGGTTCCGATTGGTGTATACCCTGTCAAGAACTTGACAAAATTCTAGTAAAGATTCCAAATAGTATACTATACCATGTAAATATAGAAAACGACGAATTTGATAATGTAATGGAAGAATACAATTTTACAACAATACCTTACACTATTATAACTTACAAAAAGAATTCGCGCAGTTTTAAAGGCGTGATTACTGAAGAACAACTTATTAAATTAATAGATGATATGAAATCGTGAAAGGGGGTTGTATATCAAAAATTACAAAAAATTATCCGGTTTAAAAAAATGGTATATATCTAAACCAGATAATTTAGCAATGGCGGAAAAATTCAAGAAGTACACGCAGATTGAACACATTTTAGCTCGCCCTGGTATGTACCTCGGTGATATAAAGTGTGTGAATTCTGAAATGTGGAAAATTGAAGAAGGAAAATTAACTTACGGAATGTGTAACTTTAACCCGGGGATATATAAACTTTTTGATGAAATTATTGCTAATGCTTCAGACGAAGTACAAAGAAATGAAGAGGTTAAATGTATCAAAGTAGAAATTTCACAAGAAACAATTAGTGTGTATAACGACTCGGGTATTCCTATTGAGATACACCCCGAATACAAAATTTACATTCCGGAACTTATTTTTGGAAATTTGCTTACATCCACTAATTTTGACGACTCTCAAAAAAGAACCACTGGCGGTCTCAATGGTCTCGGAGCAAAGCTTGTAAATGTATTCTCGACCGAATTTATAATTGAGACCTCTCATTCGGGTAAAAAATACATGCAGAAATTTCAATGTAACATGTCTAAGAAATCTAAACCTGTTATAACCGATAGCAAAAAAGGAAATTATACTAAAATATCATTCAAGCCAGATTATGCTCGGTTTGGAATCTCAGAGATGTCTCATGATACTCTCTGTATTCTGGCCAAAAGAGTGTACGACATCTGCGCTATTACTCCAAAACACGTTTCAGTTCATCTTAATGGTAAAAAATTGAACATTAAAGATTTTTCCGATTACATTTCAATGTACATTGGAGACAAAAAGACAGTTCCCAGAATTGTTTGTGAGCAAAATAGGTGGCAAGTTGCTTTCAGTCCAAGCAACGAGTTCAAATGCGTTTCATTTGTAAACGGAATTGCTACAACAGACGGTGGAAATCACGTTGAACACGTAATGATACCACTTGTTAAAAAACTAACTGAAATAATCCAAGAAAAACACAAAAATATTACTATCAAGCCAAATTACATCAGGGAAAATCTGTTTGTATTTATCAATTGTAAGATTGAAAATCCAGTATTTTCATCTCAAACCAAAGAAAAACACATCACCAAGGTCGCCGATTTTGGAAGTAAATTCAATCTAACAGATGACATTGTAAAAAGTGTGCTGAAACTTGGCATACTCGACAGTATCCTTGCTCTCGCAGAAGCCAAGGAAAAGAAAAACATTTCAAAAACAGATGGAAAGAAAACTAACAGGGTTATTATTCCAAAATTAGACGATGCAAATAAAGCAGGAACAAAAGAATCTAAGTTGTGTACTATTATCTTTACAGAGGGAGACTCAGCTAAGACTACCGCTGTATCTGGACTTTCAGTAGTCGGCCGAGACTACTATGGTGCTTTTCCTCTCAAAGGTAAGATACTTAATACACGAACAGCGACTTATTCGCAAATGGCAGGAAATGCCGAAATAAATAACATCAAACAAATTCTAGGTCTTCAAACGGGTAAAAAATATAAATCTGTTTCGGACCTAAGATACGGAAGAATTCTTATTATGACTGACGCCGATACAGATGGTTTTCACATCAAGAGTCTACTGGTTAACTTCATCAGTCACGGTTGGCCAGAACTTCTTAAAGAAGACTTCATAAGTTCTTTGGTAACACCTGTTATCAAACTCACGAAAAGAAATCAAGTAATTCCATTTTACAACCTGAATGATTACAAGGAATGGAAATCTAAGAATGACGCTTCAAAATTTAAGGTAAAATATTACAAGGGTCTTGGTACTAGCACTCAACAAGAAGCTAAAGAGTACTTTAGATCTATGAAAACTCTCAATTATAAAATAACAACAAACGAAGATTCAAAGTCTCTTGTTTTGGCTTTCACAAAGACTGAAGCCGATGCTCGCAAAAAGTGGATATTAGAAAATATTAAATGTCCGAAAAGTCTGGATTACAATTCGCCAAATGTTTCTGTAAAGGACCTCGTTGATAAAGAACTTGTGTTATTCTCTATCAGTGATAATATCAGATCTATTCCAAATCTTATAGATGGAATGAAACCTTCTCAGAGAAAGATTATCTATGCTTGTATCAAAAGAAATTTGTATTCGGAAATCAAAGTTTCTCAATTGTCTGGATATGTATCAGAAAAGACTAATTATCATCATGGCGAAAACAGTCTAATGGACACAATTATTTCTCTCTCACAAAACTTCGTAGGTTCAAATAATATGAATCTACTCGAACCGGTTGGACAGTTTGGAACTAGACTTCTGGGAGGAAAAGATGCTTCTAGTCCGAGGTACATATTTACACATCTTTCAAATGAATTCAAAAAACTTTTCAATGAAGATGACAACAATGTTCTTGATTATCTAGAAGAAGACGGAGATCTGATTGAACCAATGTTTTATGTTCCCACATTACCACTTATTCTTATCAATGGAGCCTGTGGTATTGGAACGGGTTTCTCTTGTGATGTTCCATGTTTCAATCCAGAAGACATTAAAAAGAGACTTATGGATCTCGTGATCGACGAAGACGCAGACATTCCTGAAATGACGCCTTGGTACAAAGGTTTCACAGGAACTATTAAAAAGACAGAGACTAATAAATGGATCACAATAGGAAAATACACGGTAAAAGGCAACGTAATAAATGTTACAGAACTCCCAATTGGAACATGGACCGACGATTATAAAACATTCCTTGACAAGTTAGAGACTGAAGGTACCATTTTCAGTTACACCAATGCATCTACAGAAACAACTGTTAATTTTAGTATTAAATGCCCTTTGGAAAATGTAATAGAATGGACACAGAACAATGAAATACTTAAGAAATTAAAACTGATTTCACATCTATCAGCAAATAACATGTATGTATTCAATGAGAAAAATGAAATAGTTAAGATGGAATCTCCCGAAGAGATAATCTTTCACTTCTGGAGAATTAGAAATGAATTTTATATCAAAAGGCAAAAGTACATATGTGATAAACTAAACAGTGAACTAATTGTACTAAATGCTAAAATTAAATTCGTAACAGACATAATGGAGGACAAAATAATTGTATTCAAGCAAAAAATGGAATACATAGTTTCCCAATTAGAAAAATCTGGATATCCTAAGATATCAAATTCTTATGAATATCTTACAAATATGAAAATTCATTCTTTTTCTAGTGATACTATTGAAAAATTAACAACTACTCGAGACAAGACAAATCAAGAATACGAAATTGTAAAGAATTATTCCCTAAGGAATTTCTGGGAAAATGACATTAAATTTTAAAAAAAAAATATTTTTAATATATTAAATTAAAAAATATGAGAGCTATTATTTACGCCATTGTTTTAGCCGTTGTTTCGTGGATGGTATTCGGCAGTATGAATGAGCTAACCTCGGCTCATGATGAAGGTGGTTGCTGCGGTAAGGTTAACTGCGGTCAGAGCCAGGTTACCAACCTTGTTTGGTGGGCCAATCTTATGATCGCTATTCTCGCTACTGTTGTAGCTCTATACGGTGGTGCTAGAATGACTCCCCAGGGTCGCATGCTTCCCTCGATTCCCTTCCTCCCAGTCTAAAATAACCGGAGCATGATCACTAGCTAGAGGGATACCTTCATTATTCTCACCTATATATTTTAAACATTTACTGGAAACATGATTAATATTCTTAGTAAAGAAGTAATCAAGTCTCCATCCTTTATTTCTATTTCTTGTCCTAGACATTCCGTTTTCCTTTACTTGTCGTGGATCCCACCAGGTGTAAACAGTGTCACACTTTATAGTGTCTTTGAAGTGAATACATTCTAGATCCTTTAGAAATTTAAGTTCATGCTGGTAAGTTCCGGGACCAGGCAACTGTTTAGTCTGATCAAAATGTGTCTCTTTTGCTGCGTTAAGATCTCCGCATAATATTGCCTTACCGTCGATTGAATTAAGAAAGTCGTACATAGCAATGTTAAACTTTATCTTATTTTCATAGTTTGTTCCAGATTTTGGGGCGTACACTGTTACAAGTGTGATATCATCAAATTTCATAATTATCACTCGACCTTCTAGATCTTCATACCCCGGAATATCTGTAGAAAAATCGCATGAAATATTTTCTTTATAGAATATACATGTTCCAGAATATCTATCGGGTGCTCTTGCGAGATTTAATTTAGATTCATTAAAAAATGAATTGTACCCCGGGATAGATATCACATTCGACTTCACGATTGAGCATCTTGTTTCTTGAATACAAATAATGTCCGGGTCGTGTTTTAGCAATTCGTACATGGCACTACCCTCTGTTGGAAAAATTGTTTCATCTTTCTTCAATTTGCTTGAAATCTTTTCGTTGAAAATACGCGAACGGATACCGTTAACATTCCAAGATACGATCTTCATAATTTAAATGATATGTACATTTTTTAAATTATGAAATCATTTAAGTTGTGTATTTTTTTGTAAATTATCTAATCAATTTATTACTCTGTAGGAATAGAGTTTTATTTTCTATGTTGTCAGTGAAAATAATTGGTCGATTTTCTCTTGGATTCCACATTGTTTTTATAAAGTTATAAGCATCTTGCCACTTTTTAGCATCTTTTGTGAAAATACATATACAGTGACAATTAGTCTTTAAGATTTCGTTTATTTCATTTATACATTTCAATAAATTCATATACGCAGATAAGGGTAATTCATTGTCCTTGTCTGCTTGTATATCAATGTATAATTTATAAATTTCATCGCTAGATTTTACAATCGCCCATGTATTTTGGAAGTAATTTAAAAATTCGTCAAAACCTTCTTGATTATACACGTTATTTGATATTATTCTTACTGTAAAAAGTTCTAATTTTTTATTTAATATTATCTTCACTGTGGGTCTATCTAATATGTATATTTCGTCATTCATAATAAATTATTGTAATGTACTCTAATCTAATATAATGTAAATAATATTAATTTAAGGCGCAAAATTACGTTTTTTAATCATTATTAAGATATGATTTATACAATGTGGTATACACCTATTGTTTATGGTATCAATTGAAAGCATTTGGAATGACTTTGAAGAACTTGTAAAAGAAGAAAAATGTGATAATATGTGCGAATGTTCTCATATAAATCTACAAATTGATCATAGACTTGGTGATAAAATATGTTTAGATTGTGGTACAGTAGTATTGTCTGGTATATTTGAATACTGCGAATGGAATAATTATAAACAAGAAGATGGTTCAATGTCTAATGGATTACAGAGAGGCGATGCTTTCGTGTCAGATAATCCTTATGATAAACGAGGAACAATACCTGGATTTGCTAATAAAAATTCGCTAATGATGAGAATACATTATCAACAGACTTTTAGTCACAAACAAAAAACATTTTGGCACATATCTGAAAGATTTCAAAATTATTGCACTCAATTAAAAATTCATACTTGTGTATTACCCATTGTTAAGGATATGTGGCATGTCTGTATGGAATCAGGGAAACTAACAAGGGCTTCAGTAAGAAATGGACTGATAGCAGCATGTCTTTATTACGCATGTATTTATAATAATTTGCCCACTGATAGACAATCCATAATCAATTTAGCAGAGGGTAATCAGAAAGGATTTTTAAAGGGAGAAAAAATATTTCAAGAAATTATGGAAAATCATCCCAAGTACAGGTTTCTCGGGAAGGAAAAAATAGATATAATAGAAAACGATTCTTTCGTAAAATATACTAGTAGATTAGATTTACCGTTTAAAAGCGTTGAAATATGTAACAAGTATTATACGCTTTACAAAGATAAACTAGATTCAGTAACTCCAAAATCAGCAACAGCTGGAATACTGTTTTATGTAATCAAAAAAAATTTACAGTTGAAAACTCCAAGTAAATCAACAGTATCCAGGGAAACAGGTGTGTGTATTCCAACTATAAATAAGGTACTTGCTATTTTAGAATCTGTTTAAAAAAATAAAAGATACAATATTATATAAATCCGTAGATGTTATCGTTGATTGCTTCGTGTAATTCTTTTGTTGCTTCGGCGCATACAAAATGTATTAAACCATATTTTACCGCCAGAAACGGTTATGTAAACTTAGGCGACGATTCGTTGATAAATTCCCTTGAAGAATTTGGTGGGAGTTCAGAACTTAAATTACTTACACATTTGAATGCTGAGGGATGGTCGAGTTCTTGGCTTATGCACATCTCTCAAGAATCTACACCCTTTTTTGACGAACATTATTATCGTGATTACTTAAATATGCTTAGCGTAGCACCGAGTTATACATCAAAAGAATACTTTTATCTTGGATTCTATCCAGAAGGAAGTCGTAATTATGATGGTCCAAAATACATAGGAGTGTTTAAATTGCTACATAGTCAAAGAATATTTAACACTATTATGATTATTGAAAACCCGCATTACATAGGCGATGATTCTCATCTTATAAATTTTAAGTACATTCTTATGCATATGACAGATTCATCTCATGTTTTTTTTAAATTTAACGATCTTAAAAGACCGGAACAGATGCGTTATTACCTATCCTGGATGCACATGTAAGCCATCACATTTTCCATTTAATTACGTTTTAAAATGTTTATTAAATGTTATAATATGGAGGAACGAATTGAATTAGATTTATATACATTGTATATGCAGAGAATGAATGGCATCTCAGTCGTGTCGGTTGAACATTTTTATTTTTATTTAAGGCTATTATTGGCTTGCGACGTAACACATGATTTTTCTAAACCACGGGGAGATACAGGAAAGAAATTATGGTTAAACTCACTCGGTGATGATAGTAAAGGGAATGATTTTAAAGATAAAATTCTAACAGATAATGCTAATAGAGTAATAAGAGATTGCAAAGGATTAGTTAATACCTCGGAACCACTCTCATTAATTGAGATAAAGGTTTTAAGATCGAAACAGGCGGCGAAGGTGGCGCGGCTCACTAATGAAACGCAACTCGTAGATAGACTAAAAGAATTAACTAAAAACGACGACCAAGCCAAAAAAACAGCAGACGCGATTCATGACATATTACATTTAACAGAAAAAAATGTCCAGTCCGCCCTTCTTAGAAGTAACGAATGTGATAATATCGACGTTATAGATCTAATAAAAACTCTAGACATCACCAAATCGGCTGGAAGATCACACAGTAAGGAAACTAAATATAATATAACTATAGACGCAACTAGTGATAAAACAAACTTAACGCCATTTTTTTCTGACCTATTGAACCGTGCTCATAAATTAAAAAATAAATGCCCTGTATCGAATCCTATTAATATTATTAATAGTTATGCTACGGATTATGATGCATCTAATGATGACGCGTTAACTAAAATATTTACCAAGTTAGGGTTTTTCAGAGGTGAATTGGCAAACAAGTCTCTAGAATTTTTTATAACTTGTAACAAGGCTAATGTATTTCAAGGAACACTAGAAAAAGTAGGCGGCAAAGTAAAATTAACTATAAAAAGTTATTTTAAAACAGTTTTCCCAGGTGGTTTGGAAAGAAGTTCGGGTTCTACAGATAGTGTTAATGGTATTACAGAAGATATGCTAAAATCGTATAATACAAGACGTACTGATAATGATGAAATATTTAACTTAACAATTTTTAAAACTATGGGAGATTTTTTACAAGTAATGACACATTTACATCTGCATACAAAGTTTCCACAAGAGATCAATGTATTTATAACGTTCGATATCTTATGCGCAAAAATAGCAGGGATTTTAGATAAGAATGTGTTTTATGAGAAAAAGTTTACATCAGATGCAGATAAAATTTCCGCTGGATTACATACATTTTTTAATTTAACAGCAGAAGCTGAAAGAACAGCAGCCATGGTGCTAATGGATTTAAATGAGATGTTTATTATTGGCGAGGGGTCCCAACAAAAAAGAGCACAAGAACCATCCGAGGACCGCCATTTCAATCCTATTCTCCTCGCTGCGGCGGACATGGTGTTGGCGCCGTCGCCGAAACGAAAAAGAATTACTAGGTTCGGCAAAAAGAAACAAAAAGTTAAAAATTTACCAAATAAATCAATTATGACTAAACTCAAGAGTGTTGGTATTAAAATTACTAAAAAACAAGGAAAACGTCGAGTATATCTTTCGCGCCCCGAATTAATTAAAAGAGCAACTGCCTTCAAAAATTTACAGAACCGCGCTAAAAAACTTAAAGTTCGTATTATGTATAAGAACAAAAACGGTAAATACGTTTATAAAACAGCAAAAAGATTAATGAATGACATCAAAAGACAAATGAAGAAGCCTGTTAAGAAACAAATGAAGAAGCCTGTTAAGAAACAAATGAAGAAGCCTGTTAAGAAACAAATGAAGAAGCCTGTTAAGAAATCTAATGTGAAACAAATGAAACAAAGATTTGGATGAGGCATGCCAACGCCTAGACCCGAGGAAGAAAACAGAATGTTCTTCGGGTGAGGCGCGTCCAAACTTATGAGAAAGTAAAAAGTAAACATTTAGATTCGATATGAAGAAAATTGAACAAACCGTTTTCAATTTTTTGAGAAAAAAAATCTTAAAATTAAAATGTTTACGTAATATAAACAATGTATCATCTCGAAAATAATATGCTCATCGTTGCGATGGTATTCTATTCCATCTTGACTTACTTCGTAGGTCCCTTTATCGCGATGCCGTTTATGTTAGATGATAAAACTACTGTAGCCGCAGGTTTTACAATTGGTTTCATCGTTTCGATGGTTTTATGGTATACCTTCGGAAGTTCGTTAATGGACTAAATGTATTTTTTAGAAAAAAGAATCTATTTTTAAAATGTTAATTTATATTAACAATGAGTGATTGTTTACAATATTATTACGACAATCCTGAAGACAATGAGAAATATAAATTATCATGCGATTATAAACCTTTTCCCGAATTAAATGACCCGGGTCTTTACACACACAAGAAAATGTTAGACTTCATAAGGTCTAATTATTCATCTGAAGCATTTCCAGAAGATTCTCCTTTTGAGTTCAAGGAAAATTACATAAATCTGTCCAATGATGAAATATGTAAGTCCTCTGATATGTCTCTCGGTCCACAGCAAAAATTTATGGGACAGCTTTTAGGACCCAGTACAAATTTCAACAATACTCTTATTTTTCACGGCTTAGGTTCAGGTAAGTCTTGTACTAGTATTGTAATAGCAGAGGCTCTTAAAAATGCCACAAATGAGCGTGTTATATTCACAGTTCCTGCTCCTCTAGTTGATCAATACTACGAAGAAATTTCAGGAGAAATGAGAAATGGAAAGTTCTTTTCTTGTCCTTCATTTTGTCTAGTTAAAAATGGTGGAAAAACAGAAAGAGACTTCTACGTCTCTCAACAGAATAATGCTATGCTTTTAGCTAAAATGAGAGCTCTTAGAAGAGAAGAGGAAAAGTTAACCGCTATTGAAGAAAATGAAACATCTACTGAGAAAATGTTTAGAGATCAGCAAAACAAAGTAATTATAGAAAGGAAAAAGTACAATGATTATCAAAAGAAACTAAGAGATACAATAAGACGCACATTTGACATTGTTTCTCATCAAACTTTTATTCAAAGTATATATCGCACTGACAAAAAATCCGGTAATACGACAAGGGGCGACAGATTAAAAGAAGATTCTGCTCTTTTTAACAAAAATGGTCTTCTAATCATTGACGAGATTCAAAGACTTGTTTCTGCAGATGGTACATTTTATAAGAAATTATACAATTGTATTAAGTATTATTTTCACCCTGAATTAAAACTTGCTATTATGTCTGCTACACCCGTTTATGATAACCCGTATGAACTTGCTCTCACAATAAATTTACTTCGTCCTAGAATACCGTTTCCATTAAGTGCTACTGAATTTTATAAAAATTTTATTGGCATCAGAACGGATGATGACACCTGCTCTCAGATTACAGATTCTCCAGTCGGATACCTTTCTGAAAATTCTTGTGTAATAAACAAAGACATACTAAGCTACATTTGTTCTGGGTACGTGTCATACTTCAAAGGAGGTAATCCAAATGCATACCCTTACAAAAGAGTTATAACGATGGAGCACGCTTTTTCGCAAAATCATAAATCAGAATACATAGAGGCCTTAAAGTCTGACGTAGCCAAGGATAAAAATTTTGAAAATGGTCAAAATCAAACAAATGCATATGAGAATTTACTACTTGGTAATGTAAGTACAGATACAGAGGAAATTATGACTGGAATGTATGTTACCACGCAACAGTACTGTAATATTGCATTACCTAAACACGGTACAGAAATAAATAAAACATCCGAAGACAAAAAGAAATCGTTGGCTCTTTTTAGGGAGAGACTTATCTCACAGAAATTTACAAATATATCCGAAACATTAGAATATGTCAAACAGTTTTCTACTAAATTTGCTAATATAATAGAATCATCTCTAAATACCAATGGTCCAATTTTTATATTTTCAAATTGGTTAACATACGGCGTCGAGCCGCTAAGTATAATCCTCGAAGCGTGTGGGCTAGGAAAATTTGGTTCTGATAAATCCGATAAACTTAAATATTTTATCTGGAGTTCTGAGACAAAAACAAAAGACAAAGATGGAACTCTTATTAACAGGGCGAGAAATACTTTCAATTCTTTACAAAATGCTGATGGAAGTCAATTAAAGATTATATTAGGTACGAGAAGTGTTATGGAAGGTGTGTCATTTAAAAATGTAAAACAGGTGCATATCACAGATCCTTGGTGGAACGAATCTAGAATAGAACAGATTCTAGCACGCGCATCCAGATATTGTAGTCACTCTAACTTACCCACAGAAGAACAATATGTAGACATATATAGACATTACAGCGTTTTACCGTCAGAAGGTAGCGACATAGATGTTGCAGCCATGCTCTCAGAAGTAAAAGGAAGATCTAATTTCTGGGACTTGGATTCTCTTTCTATAGAACAAAGAATGTTAACAACATCTCTTAAAAAGAATTCAATTAATAAAGATCTTGAAATGATTCTTAAAAACTGTTCCATTGACGCCGAGATAAATAAAAATGGTAATTTAATTAGATTAGAAGAGCACATCTCCCCCGTAGCAGGAGGAATGTACCAAATTTACTACAAAAATCCTTCTAATTTAAGAATGTACATTCGCGATGGAATTCCAGAAACCGTGACATTCGCCCAAATTTACTCAAGAGAATTCACTTATCCCAATGAAGACTTAATGTTAACTTTTGTAGAAGCAGGACCAGATGAAAATGGCATCCTAAAACCGTATGATGACGATCCAGAAATTATAGATGAAGACACTATTAATAAGGATTTAATAATTCGCGAAGACATTGTACCGTGGGATTCTGAAAATACATTCGAAGATCTTCCAGTTGAAGGAAACGTAAAGGAAGAATTAAAACGTACGTCTGGTAATTACAAATTATTACCACGGCTTAGAAAAACTATGTTTAATGAAAGAGGAACAAATGTAATTTCTTTTCCGGAAGACAAAGGCTACATCAATAAATTTACAAAATTGTCAAAGTGTATTAAAGAATTGGCAAAAGAAGACATCGCCTCAGGTCTTAAAAAAGAAATTATAGAGAAATTCACAAAAGACTCAAAGAAACAAAAAATTAACATGGCTGTATTAGAACTCGTATATAAGTATAACATCTATACAGAAGATCACATAGAAATGTTGCTAGAAATAGGAGGAAAAGACCCAAAAAGTATTTTCGACACGTTGAAAGAAGTAAAGTCTAAAAAGTAAATTAAAATATAAATTTAAAATAATTTTATAATGTATAATGTATATAAATGAGTAGTATTACATCAAATTTCTTTGATGATAAAACGCCCGAAGAGATAATTAACTGGATGTTAGACAAGTTAACAGATGATCAAATTAAAACGTGCCTTGACCAGGCCGGAATACCAGACACGGGTGCGATTCGTCAACCGGAAGAACCTGTTCCATATGAGCCCAACTATGATCCTGATGGTCCTAGTGGCTCAGGCTCAGGCTCAGGCTCTGGCTCAGGCTCTGGCTCAGGCTCTGGTTCTGGTTCTGGTTCTGGTTTTGAACCCGGACCTCAAAGTACAATGGAGCTTGACCAGCTAAGAAGAGCTTGTAATAATAAACTCGTTCTTATTGAAGACATCTCAGGACAGAATGTTTCGTTTTATGAATTTGGCCCAGACGAAGATGGAGACTTAAAATGGAAAAAGAATCAAATTGGTGTTTCCAGTTTCCTAACTAACGTTTGTAACGAACAGAAAATATCAGCATCGGATGAAATATTAGAACTTGACACATCTGAAAAAGAAGAGATGGCCCCTGGTCTAGTAATATCTTCTGAAGTACCGGGTGACGTTATACGTTTATCTACCGATTACAATTTAATTGGACTTCCTCAGCCATTAGACCCTTCATTGATTGAACCGTCAAATGTTTCAGAACCTGAACCGGAAATCGTTTACGACGCGGTCGTTTCAGAAGCTATTAAGAAACAGGTGGCGCAGAGCATAGAAGATGATCTTAAGAAGAAATTCCCAGAACTATATTCAGCTGGAATGACTAAAATCCCAGTTTTTGTTCACAGTGTATCAGGCGACGGTAAAATTTCTTACATTTCATTGATTCTTAATGATGACAACTCGTTTAGTTTCAAAGAAAGAACAAATGGGCCAGCTTTATTTATAACTCAGGCTAAGAAATATCTAAAAGAATTAAATTCTAAAATTGACGCCGCCGCAACAACAGGATGGTCTAAACCAACCGAATATTTTAAGGAAATAGACACTGCGCTAAGAATTTGGTCGAGTAAAAAACCTGAAAATCAAGAAATATACAACAAAATATTATTAAACTACAACCCTACTAGACTAGCACAACTTAAGAATTCTATTACAACTTCTTTTGGAGAAATGGCTTACAATGAATACAATGCGGATGAACCGAATACTTTCTTCTCTGGCGCTAAGGCTTCTCCTATTCCAGAAGCTGGTAATAAAAATGTAAGAGATTTAGACATGAACGAATTACATAGTCGTATGGTAACATTATTTGGTAAAGAATATGCCGAAACACACGAACCATTTATAGCTTACAATAAATTCGGTATTAAAACGGTCCAGTATAGAAAAAAACAGGGAGGACCTAAACCAAACTTAGATGCTAGACATTGGATGCGTGATGATGTTCCAGTTTTTGATGAGTTTGGTACAAGCGGGGACGACTTTGATTTGTTTTAATTTCTTTTCTTTTTAGACGGTCCCTTTCTTTTTAGACGGTCCCTTTCTTTTAGACGGCCCCTTTCTTTTAGTTATACTAGATTTAGAGATACCCCTTAAAATAGAGTCTACACTTGGTGAAACATTAAAATCACCAAATAAATCTGAAATCTGTTCAGCATCAAATTTATTAGCCATTTGTAATAAAGTTTGTTCATTTGACCACTTCTGATAAACCTCATTGTATTCTCGGACTAACGTTATAGTTTTTTTAGAAATACTTTCTTGGAAAACTGAAATAAAATTATTCATATGTCCATGAAAAGCGTCTGGATCTTGGATGTATTTTTTCATATCTAGAATGTATCTATTAGTATCTGGATTTATGATTATAGAATTTATTACATTAATAGCATAAGAATCCATATTGGAATATTTATTAATGTAATCTATTATATTTTTTTAATAAATATAAAATTTTGTAAAAAATGTTCGTGATGTAACTTTAATTAAACTACGCGGCGAGTCTTAGCGTTTACGTGGTCCGTGATATTAAGCTGCGATAACTTTAGACCCGAGTAGGAGCAACCACAGCCGCCGTCTGCTGGGGGAGGATTATGCGTGAAATAATTATAACCTAAACTTTTACAGTTGTCATTACACTTCTGCGCGTCATTACCGGTAGCTCCTTTAATATTCCATTTAGTTCCACCTGGCCATCCCATTCTAAATTCAGGATCTGGCTTCACCGGTTTTGGAGGAACTAAAGGCTTCGCTGGAGTAGTAGTTGGTGTAGGCTCTTCTGGTTCTTCTGGTTCAGGAGCAGGAAGTTTTATCGGAGCGGTAGGCTTTTCTGGAACTAAAGGTTTAGCAGGGGTTTTACTAGGAGTAGGCTGTTCTGGTTCTTCTACAGCCGGCCGAACAGGTTCAGGTTTAAATACAACTGGTATTGGGGTAGGCTTAGGCTTTTCTGGAACTAAAGGTTTAGCAGGGGTTGTAGCAGGAGTAGGCTTAACAGGTTCATCTTCATTTTCGGGTTCGGGTTTAGATGGAGTAACTATTACTTCTGGTTCTAGGTCTGTAACTGGTTCATCAGCAACAACCAGAGTAGTCTTAGTTGGTTTAGTGGGTTCAGCTTTAACATCTTCAAATGGATCAAGGTCATCTCCCACTTGGGGCTTTTCGGGCGATTTGCGAGAAATAAAATAAAATAGAACACCGAGTCCTAAGAGAACAAGTGCTATTAGTAAATGAAATGAAGATAACATATTTAATCATACATTACATTTTTTTTTACATTTTATTTATCAATTTAAAAATACAGGTAATATATCCTTATAATACAAGATGGATACCCTTGAAATTTCTTATATTGGCGCAGCGTGTGGTAAGAATAAATATGAACCAAGAAACAAAATTATGATGGTACTTTTGTGTCGCGAATATCCTAAACTTTTCAAAGAAAAACTAATTAAATCTGGGAATATTCGTCCGCTAGAGGGGACATCTTTAAAGAGACCTATCGAAGAATCTTATAAACAATTTTCAAAAACCGTTAAAGACCCGAAAGAATTTAGTAACATCGAACAAAAGGTCATTTCAGAACTTAAATCAAATGTCCCAGACATTGACGAATCTGACATTTCTAAAGCTAGAACCATTGTACGTGATAATCTTAAAAAAGACTGTGGTAGAAACAATGAAGAAGACGTGATTCATGCCTCTAAGTACACTAAAGGAAATAATAGAATGTGGTATTACACTGATGCTAATCACAATTGGAAACTAAAAGGTCTACACGATGCGACAGATAAAGACATGGTCATCGAGATTAAAACGAGGATGAAAAAAGAAAACGTCAGAAAAAATGAATACGATCTGTATCAACTATTTGGTTATATGCTTGTGATGGGTGAAACTAGAGGGATGATAACCCAAACTCACAATGGAACTATTTACAAGTCTACTGTAGAGAATGACAACGAATACGGCATAGTAGACATAAATTTAGATAAATGGAATGAAAAATACATTAAATTTTATAAAGAATTGGATGAATTTTTCAAAAAAATCAGTAAATTTTCAGAATGTGATTTTGACATTACAACTGTGATGAAACCTGGTCACATTTATGCCGAGTATGATACGAACGGAAAATTTCATAATGTAGATCCGAAATATATTAGCATTTTCAAAGCTCTATAATACACCTTTTTCGCTTATTCTTTTTATCATTAAAACTGGTTTAGTAATTATTTCTAAAATCTCTACACATCCGTTTTCACCAAATGCTCGAGATGAGTCGGTTTTAACACTTACCAAGTTGACCGTTTCACCGTCTTGAATTGAATTAGATGTAATTACTTTTTCAAAATTTAAATTTAAATTTAAATTACTAACGTTAAGTTTTGTATCTACATTATTAAATACTCTCGATATAATATTTGGTTTATTTTTACCCGAATGTAGCCATTCTTTAACATCTTTTCTATTTTTATTGATTTCATTTTCAGTGGTGTCTGGGTGTATAGATAAATTGAAATTAGTAAAAATTATTTTATCAATTAAATAAAAAAGAGGTCTTTTAGACAAGATTTTACCCCCTTCGTTACCCGGTTTCCAAAATTTATTTCTGGAACAGTTGTACATTTTTTTATACATCATTTCATCTTTACTTTTAATGTATTGGTGCATAAACAGTTCGTCACCACCATGGTAATAACTCAACAGTTCATGTTTACCGAGTATAGATATAAATTCACATGAGTTTAATCTAGCCTGAGAATTAAAAAGATTTATTAGATTAACTATTTTAATTTCTTCTGAACTTTCTACATATTCTTTACTCAGAGGCGGACTAATAGTACTCTTTCCAGAAAGTGTATTACCCATTTGAATTACTAATGTATATTTTCCTATCCATACATTGTCTTTTATAAGATTTGCTAATTCTAGTGACTTCACGAGAACTTTAGAATCACCGCGAACATCTCCGATTACTATTATTTTCTTATACATTACTATACATTACTATGTATAATATATTGTAAATGTAAATGTAAATGTAAATGTATTTTATTCATTAAAAAGTTTATTAAGAGTTTTTTCCTCAGGGAAACCTATAATATATTCATTTTTATGAATTATAGTCGGGTAATAATAACCAGTATTTTCTAGAAGATCTCTCGAGCCTCTAATTATTGACTCCCGTTCTTCATGTTCTAAAGTAGTAAACTTTTCGTCAAACTTAAAAGTATCATCGTCATTTACTATAATTTTAATATATTCGTTTTTCGAGTTGTCAATGAAAGGTTCTAATTTTTCACACCAAGGACAACCGTTTTTGGACAGTATAATTATCTTATCCGAATTTACATTTAATTTAAAAGGCACAACTATCTTTTCAATTTTGAAATTGTTGAACATTCTCTTAATAAAAAAAATAACGATAAACGTAACAATTACGGATATAATTGCGATAAGTAACATTTAAATTTAATATATGTAATTTATTACAAATTAAAACTTAAATTAGAACAAACAAATAAAGTGAATATATCAATTATATCAATTTCAATTTATGTCAATGAACATTCTTGTTGTATGCGACACAACTTGGGATAATTATGCAGAGATTTCTAAAAGACTGACCTCTACAAATATAGATCCAACGCATAGAATAAATATTTTTTATGGAAAACAAATGAAACACGTCAGTAATATTTGCAACAAAAACATGCTTCAAATATTCAGAAAGTCTTTAAATTATAAAACACTCGTAGAAGATCTTTGTAATACATTAAAATTTTCAAAATGTTGTATTATATTTCATAATTTCACTGAATATAATACAATATCTGAACTATGTATTAAGATGTGCGAAAAAAATGGAATACCTTATTTCATTTTCTCAGAACATACCTCCAATTTTTTCTATAACGGAGAACAGGTCTCCAAATTTAAGAAGTACATGACAAATGTGCCGGAAAATTCCGAAAGGGACATCCAATTTATTCCTGATTTTGAAATTTCATTACCAGTCATCAAGACAAATGTTGAAAAAGATTATTCAACCATTGTACAAAAACTTAGAAATTCTTATAGATGTATAGACGAAATTAAATCTAAAAAAAGTATAATATACATCGATAATAAGACTCCGAAAGAGTACTCATACTTAGAGTATCTAGCAAACAGGAAAAAGTGGTTGAAAGAAATTATACCTAGATAAGATTTATTCTAAGTATTTTCTAGAGGTGTATATACCATTTCTATACATATCTATTATAAATTTAGATCTCATTTTATCTAAATTAAGATAAACATTTGCATCAACTTCATTTTCTATTTTAATTAAAAATGTACTTCTAGGAGGCTCACGTGTAAACACAGAACATATTACTTGAAATAAATAACCTCCTGATTTATTATTTAGAATTATACTATAACCCCGTATGAATATCTCCTTAGGGGGAGATCCATATAAGTTTTTACAGCAGCCGTCGATATAAATTTCACCGTTTATTTCAACAGGTTTGAATAAAAAAGGTATACTCATAGATGCTTTTAGGGCATCTTTAAGTTTAACTTCGGGATTAGTTTCATTACTTAGACACGTGTATTCATTTTTTGTTACATTCGTTGCGTAAATATGTATATTTACTTTAGTAATTTTAGAAAACTCGTATAGATTTATATCTGCTTTGTACTTATCTGTTACAAAACTAACTAAGGTGTCTAATAGCGAATCATCGAGTAACCCATTTTGGATATTTGTGAATTCATATTTTACGATATCTTCAAGTTTAATCTTTTGAAACATATTAATCATAGATTTAGGTTCCGTTCCAGAGACGTATAACGTGCCTATTAATGCACCTATACTAGTACCATAAAAGTTTTTAAGATCAAGCAAGTTTTTTTGATGAATGTATTCAAGTGCTCCAATAAAATGAAACCCAGAATATCCACCTCCTCCTATGAAAAGGTCGTTCATTCCATTTAAATTAGAATTTTATTTTTTTTCTTAAAATGATCACGTATTTATCTTTATATTTAAGTAGATAATTATAATTAGATTTCCATTCGTTGCCGTGACCAACTGTATTCGATATCGAATGGGCTAGTTCATGAAAAAGAGATTCTATAATATGTTCAGCGGGATAATACATCCCATTATCTTGATACAACTTAAATCCTATCTCACGTCCTTTATCATAATTCCATGCCAAAATGTTAGAATCTTGATTTATCAATTCTTTATAACTTGTATTTCGTAACTTTTTGCGCAATAAATTTCCGCGGTTTGCTTCTATTTCATAAGATAAATCTATAGATATAACACGTAACGTATCTAATATTTCAGCGGACTGAATGTTACTGGCTTTATAAGTTTTTCCAGATTTGGTCCTATATGAATTTGTACATGAAATAAAGTTAAATGTAAATATAAGAATACAAATAATTATAATCGGTATAGTTAACTTTGACATCGTCATTTCTAATATGTTAAACAATATTTTATTTATTCTTGGAATAAAAGCTTATAACATATCCTTTCCATTTTTATCCAAGATAGACATTTTTAGAGATGAAGACACCGGTTTCCCCTGTGAAAAATTTAAATTGATGTATAAACTTAATCTAATTAAGTATTCGGAAACTAACGATGAATTTGAAATAGGACTAAAATACTATAATAAAAAATAATTGAATGGAACACATTTTATATTCTATTTAATTTATACATTTTACTTCGTATTTGTTAATATATTATTATGGATACAAAGTATTTACAATTTAAGGTTGTGGGTAATAACATCTGACACACGTCACATAGTATCTTTTTTATCTCACATAAATGTACCATTAATTCATTTATGGTCTAAGAAGTATTACAGATGTAATCATATGGAAAAAATACTAAATTGTGAAAAATTCAAGACTATAATTATTTTATTATTTTCAATACTTTCAGTTGTATTAAATTTTATCGACGTTTCGGCTTTTAACAATGAATATATGTGGCCAAAATTACTGACAAATGATAATAATGTTTTCTTTATAATTATACTTATAGATTGGTTTTATTCAAGACTTCTTTGTTCCTTATTTTTATTTACGGTTATATTCATTCTTAAAGAACACATTTCAGAAATTAATACGTTAATAAAAATTTTGTCCTTTCCACAAGAATATTTCTTAGAAAATGCTTGTATAAATAATTTAATAATGGACATTTCTAATACTAAAAACAAAATATCAAAGACAATACATCTATTAAATCCTATAATTTCTTTTAGCACACTCGTAGGCGCAGCAAATGTATCTCTTTTTATAAGAACTGTTTTACCAAAAAATGATATTACAATTTATAATATATTTAACAATTTTATACCTTTTGACAGATATCTTTTTGTTTGTGGCTTAATTTACACCCTCACGCAATCAGCGTTATTATTTTATATATACATATACGCAAGTAAAAGAGAATTTATTTTAGACTACATCAAGTCTTACGCATTTATAAAAACATTTTTATATAGATTACCAATTAATTCATTAATTTCTAATGAAATCAACGTAATTAATGCATCAACATCATTCGATACTGCAAATTCAGTTGAGTGGTTAATACTTTGTGACATTCTTTCAAATAGATGGGTTGATTTTACTATATTCGGTATATCAACTTCAGATGGAAGATTACTCTTAAAAGGAATCACGTTAGGTGGAAGTATAATATTTACATTAGCATTTATTACTAATTAAATTATTACAGAAATCTATACATTCTAAACACATTTAAATAAATGGTGTATATATAATTAAATGGAAGCATTTATTCGCCCAGAAAGTACAACAGAATTAAATGAAGTTACATTTCAGATATTGTCATGGGAAGCATCTGATGAAACAGATGATCCAGACGGCGAATACCCAGTCACATGTTATAGCATTTACGCTTTCGGAGTTAATCAGATGTCCGAATCTGTGTGTGTAAGATTTGAAGGTTATAAACCATATTTCTTTGCTCTTATTCCGGATAAGTATCAAGACAATTTTGATACTTTCAAAAGAAAGGAACTAGAAAAATACATAAGGAATAAACTTTTCCGAAACAAAGAAGATCTCGAGAGTGTAAGCGTTGTATCTCGTAAGAAGTACAAAGGTTTTACCAATGAGAAAGAGTACAAATTCTTGCGTTTTGTTTGTAAAAATCTCGCCACATTTAACAAAATCAGATGGATTCTAAATCCAAAAGATTCAAGAAGGCTGCCTAAGATTTCGTCGATAAGTACAACGGACTTTTTAAAGTTTGAACTGTACGAATCCAATATTGAACCTTATCTTCGTTTTACACACAAAGCAGACATTCAGATGGCCGGTTGGATTAAAGCTAGTAAGTTGTGTTCATTTCCAGATATGTCAAGATGTCAACACAGTTATACAACTAATTACAACAATGTAGAAAAATTCGAATGTAATGAAGTCTGTAATCTTACTCTTGGATCTTGGGACATTGAGGCTTTTTCATATTCATCGAGACACCTCGGTATCAACGAATTTCCAGATCCAGACAAAGAACATGACATAATTACTCAAATTGGAACAAGTCTTTACAAGTTCAATACAAAAGAATCAATTAAACATGTAGTGACTATCAAAAGTCCTATAGACAACGACTGCGATCCCGTGGAAGGCATCATCATTGAAACATTTGATTCAGAAAAAGAACTCATCGAAGGTTGGGTTAAATTCATCCTCGCGACAGATCCAGACATTTTAATTCAATACAACGGATATGGTTTTGATTGGAAATATCTCATCTCTCGAGCTAAGGTTCTTGGAATTGAATACATTTTAGAAAACTTAAGTAGAATCACTGAGAAACCTGCTATAAAACAGGAAGATCAGTTGAACACTTCAGCATACGGAGACAATACTATGGTTTATCTTAAAATGTATGGAATTACCCAGTTTGATATGATGTTTATCATCAAGAAAGAACACAAACTAGAATCTTACAAACTTAATTCAGTCGCGGAACATTTTACTGGTGATAAGAAAGACGATCTTTCGCCGACAGATCTTTTTAATTACAATACGTCTACTAAAGACAAGATAGCACTTGTTGCGAAGTATTGTGCTCAGGACACGTGGCTACTTATAGATCTCATACTTAAACTTCGGATTATTACAAATATGATTGGTATGTCTAATATTACGATGGTGCCTATGCAATACATTGAATTGCGTGGCCAACAAATTCGCGTCCATACTCAAATTGCTTATGAAACAAAGAAAGAAGGATATCTAATCCCCGCATTAGATTATAAACCGAAAGATGACACAGAAGATGAAGACGAAAAGTTTACGGGGGCAACAGTTCTAAGCGCTACACCCGGAGCACATTTCGAACCAATCGCAGGTCTTGATTTCGCAAGTCTATATCCTAGTATTATGATCGCTCACAATTATGACTACGCTACAATCGTAGAAGATCCAGAATTTGATAATCTTCCCGGCGTAGATTACTTCGATATGAATTGGGTTGAAGACGAAACTGATACATCTGGTAATGAAATCAAAAGAAATGTAAATGTACGATTTGTACAAAATCGCACAGGTATTATGCCGATGATTCTTTCTCGACTATGGAAAGAACGTAAGGCTATTAGAAAACAGATGAAAACACTGTCACCAGATGATAATTTATATGCGGTACTTAATGGGGTTCAGCTTGCTATCAAGGTTTCTATGAACAGTATTTATGGGTTTACCGGTGCGAAATATGGTCGACTGCCAAATAAAAGAATTGCGGCGGCTGTTACAGCATGCGGGCGTGAAATGATCGCCCACAGTAAAAAGTGTGCCGAAGAATGGTATGACTGCGAAGTAGTATATGGAGACACGGATTCTATTTATGTAAAGTTTAAAAGTGATCTCAAAGGTCAGGATCACATGGATTACGTTTTCAAGGTAGCACCAGAATGTTCTGATCGTATTTCTGAAACATTTAAGAAACCTATTGAACTTGAATTTGAAAAAGTTATGTATCCGTTTATTCTATTCTCAAAAAAGAGATACGCAAGTCTTTATTGGACTAATCCGTTAAAGTTTGATTACATCGATTACAAGGGTATTCAAGTTGTTCGTCGAGACAATTGTGAATACGTAAGAGAAAACTCAAAGAAAATTTTCGAGTACATTCTAAAGAACGATAAGGTTCTGAATTACGAGTTCGATACAGTAGAAGAAGTCATTGAAACATCTAAGGAATACGCGCGTGATAAAATTCGTATGCTTGTAAATTCTGAAGTTCCGATGAAGCAATTGATGTTATCAAAGAGTTTGCGCTCTGGATACGCTTTTGATAATAAAGCAGTGTGTACGTTGTGTGATAAGACTTATTACGAACTGAATGTAGTTGGTAAGAAAGAGATGAATGTATCAGTTCTTCATACACTTAAAAATAAAAATAAGTCTCACATAATCGAATTCACTGAGACAGAACACGAATGTCCGAGTTGTAAAAAGGAATGCCTTTTCAAAAGGTGCCCTGCTAATATTCCACACGTGGCTCTTGCTCGAAAGCGAGAGGAAAGAGACAAGATGGACGTGGTACCCGGAGGAGAAAGAGTCCCTTATGTATTTGTTACATATCAGGGGACGCGACAATTTGAAAAGGTAGAAGACCCAGATTATGTTATTAAAAACGGAATACCGATTGATTACATTTATTATTTCGAACACCAGTTTAAGTCTGCCATTCAGACTATATTCGAGCCTATGATGGAAGATGTAACAGAACTTTGGAAGGATCTAATTCCTGAAAAAGTTAAAAAGATTCGTAAAAAGAAAACCGCTTAGATGTATTTTTTAGTTCCTTTAACATTGATATATCTACCGCCTCTCGGTCCTATATGAACGGTGTAAGATCTATTATTATATTTTTTTTTGCCAAATTCCGATCTAGGTCTCTTTAAAGATCCTGATGGGAATTTAATACCGTGTTTTATAAAATATTCTCTAATTTTTTCTAATATCTGTAATTCAGCGTTTTTCATATTTGAGTTTCTACTTATTATTAACTGAACATCGCTTGCCAAAAGAAGAGCTGGACTATCACTTTTTGTATCGCGATAAAATGGCTCCCATATCTTATTGATAAAAGATGACCATGGTACGTGCCAATTCTTTATAGTTTTTGTGTGTCTAAAATATGTCATAAATATTATACCAAATATACCACAATATCCTGGGTTTACAGTATCATTTCCTCTATTGAGAGGCCTCATAGGTGAAACAGAATCAAATATTTGTTCCGTATAAGTATCTATATCTCTGGAATCCCCTTTATTGGCAAGTAACATAAAATCAAAATCGGTTTCTAATTCATTTGTAGTTTCAATACGAACCGTATAACCATTTGGGTCAAAAATTCCAAAACCTTCCTTTAAAAATTTATTCTTGACTAAGATAACAGAATGTGGAGCACCTGTAAGTTTTAGTAAAAGTATGTCATTAGGCATAGGCATATTCAAAATCTTTGAAAATTCGCTGTAAGTATAATTTTTTCCTCTAGTTATCTGTTTTTCTCCCGTTAGACCGGAAAGGTGTATCTCTATGTCTCTATTTTTTCTATTACATGTATCAAATACAGCTTTTCTAGACATTATTTAATTATAATATAATATTTTTTTACAATATTATAAAGAAAACCGCTTAAAAATAAAATACATTAATGTGTATAGAATGAGCGATCTCGAACAGAGCATTCAAAATATTGAAGGACTGGAGTTCTTATCTAATATTAAATCATCCAGTGTAGATCTGGTCCTCACAGACCCTCCTTATATTATATCTAAAGACTCTGGAATGAATTCGCATTACAATAAATGCGAGTCAAACGAAAAAAACGGAATTGAAAGTGTTAAAACACAGGAAGAATGGGAAATCTATTCTTCGACAAACGGTATCCACGAAAAATATAAAGATAATTATATAAAATATGGAACAATATACGGCAAAAAATACTGTGTTAAAACTGATTATGGAAATTGGGATTCAGATTTTACATTAAATGTATTAGATTCATTTATAAAAGAATACGCTAGGGTATTAAAGGATAATGGTAGTATTATAATATTTTTTGACATTTGGAAAATTTCACAGTTGAAAGAACTTCTTGAAAAACACAAATTCAAACAAATTAGATTCATAGAATGGATTAAAACAAATCCGCAACCTTTAAATAGTAAAGTTAACTATTTGACAAATTGTAGAGAAATAGCCCTCACCGCAGTCAAAAAATCAAAACCAACATTTAATTCAATGTATGACAATGGAACGTATTTTTATCCACTCCAAGGAGGTAAAAACAGAATACATCCAACCCAAAAAAGTCTAAAACTTTTCGAAGAATTAATTTTAAAACATACAAATGAAGGAGATACAGTGATCGATACATTCTTGGGAGGAGGAACTACCGCATTTGCTTGTAAAAATACTAAAAGAAATTTTAAAGGAACTGAACTTAATAAAGAGTATTATGATAAAGTGATCAAAATTCTTAATCCTGAACTTTCGCTGAGCGACCTGAGCTTAGAATAGTTTTTGATTTAAAAGTATTAATGGTAAATAACTTCATACTTTATTCCAGCCTTTTTAAGCTCATTGGTAGAAATTGTGGCGCCTATTCTGGGGTCGGCTTTTTCCTTTTCCCCTCTAGATGCAGCAACTGCATTGTCCCAGGAATTCTTCCATTTGGGCCACAGTACTTCCCAAACCTGTTCGTTCGTGAGTTTAATAGTCTTGATTAAAGTACCTTTATATTCGTCGTAAATTGACCAGTGATGCCACTTGTCGCGCATAATTTTATTATAACAATAGTTTCTTTGCCGAGTTAAGTCACTGAAGAAACTCGTACCATTGTAAGAAAAACTATGAGATTTTTCGTCTCCTTTAACTGTGGTTCCTAAATATTTTGTAGCCTTAAGCTCGGTAGTTCCTTTTATATCATCTACAGCATCAGATCCACCCCCTACGCCAAGAAGTGTATACCCGAGCCACTTAGCTTGCATAAACTCAAAAAAGCGGTTGTAGTTGAAAGGATTGCCTAAATGTTTATATTTAAACCATCTTAGCAAAAAACCTCCAATATCCATAATATCGTTATGATCATAGTCTTCGACTTTTAAATCTTGAAAGCGCCGCCGACTGATTTTATAAGGTTTAACAGCACACTTAATGAGTTCTTCCTTTGACATCTTTCGCAAATAAGGTCTGTACTTTTCATTCATTTATTATACTAAGTTTATTATTTTTCTGTAATATAATTTCTACATTTCCCGGTATAAAGAAAATTACAGAAAAATAATAAATTTAAAAGAATAAATTATAGATAATTATAACCAGACAATTATGGCTACTCTTGACCAGAAATTCGAGGCTTTCCGCGCTAAGTACGATCTCACCGAGGAGGCGACGACAGAGATGCTTGCTATTTTCAACGAAACATTTATTGAACTCGCACACAAACTCCTCAGCAACACGGAAATCGCCGCGCCGATGTCCACGACGGCGAAACCAAAAACCGCTGTTACGCGTAAAACTCCAAATGTGTCATCAGGTGTAAAGAAATTTGCTACCAAGATTGCTGCCGAATACGCAGCAGAAAGAGGCTTCACACTTGATGATTTTGATAAGGAAAAAATTACAAAGAAAGACATCGACGAGCTTTCAAAGAATGCAAAACCAAACACATCTGGAAGTACATCTGGAAGTACACCTGGAAGTACATCTGAGAACATCCCGGGAGAAGCTGAAAAAACAATTCCTAAGTTGATGACAGATATGTGTCAGGAAATTAAGAACACTAAAAAGAAATCGGTACAGAAGTGTCATGGTGTCAACCGCGACGGTTCTCCGTGTGACAAAAATGGAGACCAAAAGCCGGACAATTGCAGTAATAATTACTGCTTTCGCCACGCACTAGACTGGAAGAAATATGAAGTATCTTCAGATTCGGAACTTGAAGAGGAGGAAGAGATCCTTTTTAAGGACCTAGCGATTGTATCTGAAGATTAATAGTTGCCCGTGACGCTACCCACAGTCATTAAAGGAGCACCTGGACCTGGAGAAGCCTTCATTTTAATGTGGAACGAATCCGAAGAATATTTACCGTCAAGAATACCGGCTGCCATCATCTTTCCATTGGGACCTAGTCCCTCTACTGTAATGTCAAAATCACTTTCACCCGAGAACATTCCAAAAAGTTTTAAGGCAATTAAAGTAACCAAAAAAGCAATCCATGCCGTTAAATAAAGTTTGTAATCCATTTGTTTAATTATATATTTAGAAAATAATTTAAAAGAAAAATGTATAATTAATTAAATGAATTTTGTTACATTTCTAGGCGACAAAAGTCCAGAAACATATCTCGACGAAAATATGAAAATTTGTGGAAATTTTGAAGAACTCCCTCGGGAGTTAAATAGGTGTTCTTGTTGTGAAAGGCATAAAATTAATTTTCCTATTCTTGGTAACCGAATAGTGTCTAAGGAGTACACAGGTAATTTTCAACAAAAAGAATGTAAGTGTCCTTGTAGGCACATTGCTCGTCACATATGTAGAGAATGGGACACTGTAAACGAGGTAGACGAATGTGAAACATCTGATGAAGAATCTGAAGAATCCGATTCAACTGGATCCCTCGAAGACTTCATTGTTCCAGATGAAGGTTTTACAAAAAAGGAAAGAAAACGTTTGGACATCGCATTGAATCGCCTAAAAGGATGTGATTTATTTGGGGTCAACGCCCGCCGCGCCTGATTACCATATTGGTGTAGCCCCCAAGTGTACCATTCCAATGTCCTCGGGACATGTGCTTAGAATGGAGAGCCCTCCATATCATAGGGCCGCTTCCTCCGCCACCCCCCTCGAAAGAGATGTAAGCCGGGCTGTCGCGACCTTTGCTCAGATTTATTGGAGAGGTGATACCGATAGTATCATTGTATGATACAACATTTTTTAATTTATCGTTAACTAATTTCATAATTCTATCTTCTTGATCTTTGAAATATTGTTCGGGAACAGAATTTAAATTTCCTTCATTATCCGCTGAAAGAATATATCTATTTAAATCCCAATCAGATCTCTGAGTGAATACTACAATTACAATAGCAACGGCCGCGAGGGCCGCGATGTAATACATATTAAATTTCATTTACATTTAAACAAATATTTTTTTTTGAAAGAATTTAAAGACAATAATTATAAATGTGTATCAAAGAATGAAGACGCTAATTTACTCTCTTATCCCCACAGTAGCCGCTTATAATGTCCTACCTTCAAAGTTTGTTCGTGAAGCAGAAATTAAGCATGGTCGTGTAGCTATGGTTTCATCCGTCGCTATTCCACTTCTAGACACTGTTAGTTCAGATGGCCTTGGTATTAATTTTGTAAATAATATGCCTATTGAAAATCAGCTTCTTCTTCTAGGTATCTTTGGTTGCTCTGAATTTTCTCAGATGCTAAAGGCTTACAACTTTCCAAGTGACACTAATGCGTGGTTTACTTTTAAGGATACTCATGAACCCGGGGATTATAATTTTAACCCTATGAATTTGACTGCTAAGCCTCAAGACGAAATGTTCATTGGTCGCCTGGCAATGGTTGCCGTGGCGTGCGAAATGACAAATGAACTTCTAGTTGGAAATCCAGTAATGTAAATGTATTTAAAGAAATAAAATATAAATATTACATGTCCGATAAACATAAGGGACGCTAGCTCAGTTGGCAGAGCGCAAGACTTTTAATCTTGTGGCCGTGGGTTCGATCCCCACGCGTCCTAATCCTGGATAGTTTCCCTTATGTTTATTTAAATTAGTTTAAAAAGAAAATGTATACATCATTACTATGAAAGCTATTAGTTTATTTTCAGGAATGGGTGGAGACACCTTAGGAATGAAAAATGCCGGAATAGAAGTTATAGCATACAATGAAAATATTCCAAAGTTTATAGAAACTCACGATCTAAATTTCAATTCTGAACTTATTAATGACAATGGAATAACAGACATTACACAAATTTCAGACGACATCTTTCTTAAGTACAACGGCATTGTTAATTTAATTTTTGCCGGTTTTCCTTGTCAAGGTTTTTCACACGGTGGTAAAAAGTTACCAGATGACCCAAGAAACACTCTATTCAGAGAATTTGTTAGAGCAACTGAATTAATTTGTCCCGAGTTTATTATCGGAGAAAATGTTGAAGGTTTACTTTCAAGAAAAACTGAAACAGGTGAAAAATACATAGATATTATCGTAGAGTCGTTTGAAGAAATTGGCTATAAAATTAAGTTTAAGGTAATAAAGGCCGAGACATGTGGTGTACCGCAACTAAGACGCCGTTTGATTATTGTGGGTGTTCACGAGTCCATTGATTATGACTACAAGTTTCCGATTGAAGAAAACGTGTCAAATTGTAAACTAGACTTTCTAGAAAAAAGTTTAAAGGGTTCTGTATGTGTAGCAAATGTTTACGATGATAAATCCGTAGACGCGATTAACGTAGATACAGATGACAGGGACCCAAATGACATTGTTCATCCTTATATTATATCCGTTCTAAATAAAGAACCTGAATACAATGGTAAAACATTTGACTCCTTGCTTTCGTACTCAAAGAGAGAATCTCCTATACATTTAGAGATTGTTAACCGCAATAATCCATCTAAGACAATAATTTGTAGTTATGATCATCAACCGAGACTACTCGTCCCGTTGAGATATAAAAATGAATTATACATTAGACCATTCAATGTAAATGAACTAAAACAGATTCAAGGATTCCCTAAGGAATTCTTAATTGCTGGAAATACCAAGAATCAAATTGTTCAAATTGGAAATGCTGTTCCTCCAAATCTTGTCACGTTCATTGCTCGGGATCTAGTTCGATTTTTCCAGACAATCCAGCACAATTGACCGACCAGTTGTATCTTGGGTACAACTTCAGATTTCCTAAACCCTTACTCTTTGCAATTTTCCTCGCATTCTCCATCGCAATATCTACTTCTCTAAGAGCTTCAAGTTCAGGGTGTCCGCATAGCTCGTCCCCTGTACCAAACCAAATACATGGCTTATGTTTTGATTTTTCCGTAGATTTCTGATAAAGGAACACAATGTAGAACACGTCCTCTGGTGGACGAGTATCATTGCACTTGATAATTCCTTTATCAGATTTTTTAACTTCGATGTCAAGTCCGATGTTTCCAATGTTTCGAAAGTCGCGATGCTGCTGAGATGGAGCACATGTATAGAAAAGATTCAGCTCGTCGAGAACCTCCTTGACTTTTCCTTCGGCGCGAGTCCCAGACTGTTGTGTCTTTCCTTTGTCTGTCCCGAAAATAAGAAGACCTCCTTTTGCCAAGAGGCGGCTCTTTATCACGTCAAACAGATTCTGACGGGCGTGAGGGGAAAAAAGCGCATCGGCATAAGAGAGGCACATTTTGACAGTTTTGTTCGCACGCAGGCCTTGGCCTCCCAAAGGAGACACCTGCGTTTAGGTTCTTACTTGTACTTATCGAGAAGCGTCAGGATGTCGGCGATGTTCTTTTTACACCTTCTTACACCTTCGAGATCTTCTAGTTGGTAGTAAAGAAAGAGGCACTCTCGAGACAACGCAAGGTTGGAGTAGGTCCTCGCGAGAAGCTCATCTGGTACAGTTATCACCTGACACTTGGCGTAGTCGCAGACAGCGTCGCACCACAACCAAGGCGGAATAGTCTTGCGTTTCCAGCAAGGGGGCAAACACCAGCCATCGCAGATCTGAATATCGCGAATAGGAAGTGTATTGGTCTGGAGGACAACCATAACCGATCGGCTCTCGTACACGCCGACCTTGGCCTCCCTAAGGAGACGTCGGCGTATTCTTCTTAACCGCGCAACACCAACGCGTCCATCAGTTGCTTGTACAGCCCATCGGGGATCTGCTGAGCGTTCTCGAACAGGATCTCCTGGATCTTGACCTCACGCACAGTCGGGCCTGTTCTGGGCGGTCGCGTCGGCGGCCCGTTACCAGTCAGCTCCTCGAGGCGCCGCCGCATGTCGACCACCTGTGCGTACACACCCGCACGCCACTCTGCGTTACTCGTCGTCTGAGACAGCGCTTGTGAGGCGAGCTGCTGATGTCGCTCGTTCAGCACCCGAGCGCGTCTGACGCTTTCTTCGCGGCGCTCCCTGTTGTACGCGTCCCGAAGACTCGTCGCTTCCGCCGCGTCGTGAGGACATCTCGTGCGGTTGTGACCCTCTTGGCGGCAGCACGAGCAGCGGTTGCGCGAAACGGTGCGC